TGAATGGGCAGTTACCCCGGGATCTATTTAGATATAAGTCACCGGTCTGCGTCTTAATTCGTTAAACGTGGAAAAGACTTTACCACCAATGGGTATATACGATTGGGTTATCGTATATACTTACCAAACTGACCTGCTAGAAATACAGAACAGCTAAGTAAAGAGCTCGCCCGTAAGGGAAAACTTACCATTGCACCTCGGAACTGTGTCGTCCGTAAGACGCATTCAGACCAGACAAAGAGGCTGTTCAAAGCTCGAAAGTACCAACTTTCAGGCTTCGAACGAACCCTCAATCTCTGGGCAGATAGATCTTTCAGATTTATCAAAAACCATGAATCTAAAGTAAAAATTGATCTTATATCACTAATTACTAAAGATTTGACTCTTGAACAACTTCCAAAGTGGTTTAAGGGGGTCCTGGTTTGGAACTTTTCAAAGTTCATGAACCAGGAGGAACCGGATGTTTTAGACGAATCCAAAATCTTTATTCACACTCTCTTTAAGAGGAGAGCTGCATGCAGAATCCGTAGTTTGAGATCTCTTTCTAATCGAAAGAGGGTCACAATACTGTGGGATCTGATGCAATCCAAATCAATGTCATCGGAAGTTCCAAGTTGTTTTATTCAATCAACTTTGGAGAAGTACGTTAAGACAATGACAAACCCAAGTCCATCGCTTGATCCTTTACTGGAACAAGAGATTCTTGAATTTTGTGAAGATTTTATAGTCAAGACAGTGGAAAATTACGACGGAAAAACCAAATTACCAAATTTGAAGTCATGTTATGAATTCAATCGTGGACAAGGAGGTAATCGCGCTGCTATTAAATCACTTCTTCGACGGGCTAGACCGTATAGACGTTTTGACCAGAGGTTTGAACCTACAGTCATCAGTTTATTTGGTCCGCCAGGATCCGGAAAATCAACACTTGTTAAGAAAATTACTGATAAGATCACTAAGGCTTTTGCTGTTAGTGAGCAATCAGTTTATTTCCGAAACGCAGCTGTGAAACATTGGGATGGATACAATGGCCAGTTAATAACGGTCATTGATGATTTTGGTTTTGATACCACACACACCAATCTTGGTGTTGAGGTTCAGGAACTAATCACTTTAGTATCCGAATGTGATTATGTGTTGCCAATGGCTTCACTAAATGATAAGGGTATGAAGTTTTCTTCATCTTTCATCATTCTCACATCCAATGTGATGCATTCATTTATTCCTGGAAACTCCAATAAAATTCTCAGTGAGCCAATGGCTCTTATGAGAAGGTTTGGAGTATCCTGTGAAGTCAAGAATAAGAAGATCTTTCCTCTAACTCTTGTTGAAACTGAATACAACTATTCAACAACTGATGAATTGCACTGTCCTGCGAAAGAACAGCGCCTATTCAGAGTGTCTAAAAATCCAACTACCACGGATTACATTGTAAACCGTGCCCTCGTTTCATATTCTACTATGAGAGACGTCGTCCATCAACAAATTGAAAATTCACCTTTCTCACTTGAGTTCCCTAAGGAACTTCCTGTGAACAGAGTGAAGGTTGTTGCCGTACCTGAATCACTAAAAGTCCGAGTTATTACTCGACCCCAGTCTTCGGCTTATGCTTTAAAACCTCTTCAACTTGCTATGTTCAAATCTCTCAAATCCTATAAGTGTTTTGAACCTTGTCATTTCCCAGATGTAGATCTTAACGATCTCTTATCTCTGAGGAACGACTCGGAGTTCTTTTTATCGGGTGATTACACCTCTGCTACAGACGATATGAATATTAACTTATTCAAATCAATCTGTAAAAGAATTGGTGAACATCTCCCCGGACTTAAGGAGCTCATTGAATGGGAATCTGATTCTCATATCATTGAATTTCCAAAAAGTTCCAAACTCCAACCGATAAAACAACAAACAGGACAACTTATGGGTAGTTTATTGAGTTTTCCAATTCTGTGTATGGTCAATGCTTTTACAATCTGTAAAGCAACCAACACATCTCTTAATAATGTACGTGCATTCTTCCATGGGGATGATGTGGCTGCAGTTTTAACTGAGCCACAGTATTCTCTTTGGAAAGATACTGCTCATACAGTGGGTTTGACTCTTTCCCAAGGAAAGAATTATTTGTCAAAAGATTTTGTGTCTATTGACTCCCAAATTTGGACTTCTGTCGATCAAAAATTGAATAAGGAAGTTACTGGAAAGTACTCCCTCATATTCAATGCAACTGATATTTCATCAATTGTTGAAGCACAGAAAATTGGATTCTCATTGGACTACATCCGTAAGAATATGAAAAAACAACTAAAAATGACGAAACGCAGTCTCGACGTCCATATGGATGTCGGTGGACTCGGTGTCGAATCTCGGAGAGAGATCTTAACACCGTTTGAACATGCATTCCATACCCTCGCTATGAGGCAGAGAATGAAGACAAAGCGTATGTCTGGTGGTCTTGTAAGGCTTCCCCGATTACTCGGTAAGCTTCAAGGCTGGACTGAAGTCGAAGATTTCGACTACAACCAGTCTGCAGAACCACATGAAAATATTGGTTTGGAACGGAAGGCAATGAAAATTGCATACCGTTTCCAACCAGTTCACGAATCAGAACTATTAAATTTAGGCGACTTTATTCAAGGAACCTTCAGACCAAAAACAATGTTTTTGTCATGGTAATGTTTATAATAGTGTAATTCTACTCTAATTCACTGATCTTTTAAGACAGGAAATGGATTGAACTGTAGTTTCTATTGTGATCTGAATCGAACCGGCCGAGACTTTTTACAAAGTCA